CCGATGAGATGCACATGCCCGTGGCGCGCATCCACGCCCTGCTCAAAATGGCCCAGCAGCCCGTCTCCTTGCACGCCCCCGTGGGCGACGATGGCGACGTGAGCGTCGGCGATTTCATCGAGGACAAATCGGCGGAAAACCCCTCCGACGTGACCAGCTACAGCCTGTTGCGTGAAAAATTGAGCGATGTGCTGACCACCCTCACCGAGCGCGAACGCAAAATCCTGGAAATGCGCTTCGGTCTGGCCGACGGCTATGAGCGCACGCTCGAGGAAATCGGCAAGATGTATAATGTCACCCGCGAACGCATCCGCCAGATCGAGGCCAAGGCGTTGCGCAAGCTGCGTCATCCCACGCGCGTGCGCCATCTGCAAGGCTTCCTGGAAGGCGCGGAAGTGGCCTGACCAGGAGATTTCGGGGCTGGGGCAGAAGGCCGGGATGAGCTTTTCCCGAACCCTTCGCGCATTGAACCCGTGAACCCTCCGACGCACGATTTTGCCAAGATGAACCAGAGCAGGTGCTTTGAGAAGCCCGAAAGAGACCGAATAAGCCCGAAAGAGGCCTAATATCAGGGGTTTATGCCGGGAGCGACGGTTTCAGAAGCTTACCCGGCAAAAGGGGCCGAATGGAAAAGGTTTATACTGCCAAAAACCCTATTTTTGAACCGACCGTCGAAGGCGGTTAATGACCCGTTAGCGGGCGATTAATTGAGACCGAATGGCTAGAAGGCGCAGTTGGATTCCAGGCATACGGCATCGCCGAGTTCCGGGTCCGCGCCGGCCTTGGATTCGAGTTCCGGATCGCCCCCGGAGGCCGCCACGCGCGTGCCACGGCAAATGGCACAGGTACACGGCACGCCGGCCCGCGTCCGCATGTCGTGGATCGTGTCGCCGGCCTCGTTGCGCAGGTCATTCAACCAGCGGCTGAGAGTCCATTGCATCTGGCTCAATTGGCTGCCCATATATTTCTGGCCGCCGGTGGCCCGGTCGGTCCGGAAAATGGGGCGCGCATCCAGGTCCATCAAAGTCATTCCGCGCGATGGTCTGTCCAGCTTCCACCAGCGGTTTTTATCCTCCATGATTTTGGCCAGGTCTTCGGCCAATTCCTCGCGACGATAAAGCTCCAGGCAGGGGATAATTTCGGTCAAAATCTGGTTACGCAAAACGCGCGCCTGGTTCAGCGCCGCGTCCACCGTTTCCATCGCCGACTTGAGGCTATCGCCGCGCAAGGCAATCGTCTCATGCAACACCTTGGTGAAACCGTCGGTGCGATCCACCTGGGTGAGCGAATTGAACCCGCACGCGGCCAGCAGATCCTTGCGGTGCGCGTCAATTTGTGAGGCGGTCAGGCCGGCCTCGCGCGTCCAATTCCGCGCCTTGCAGGTGGCGGCCCATTCGCGCCAGAAGCGTTGAACTTGTGCAGGGGATAGGTTCATGGCGTTTTGAAGGGAACCAAGACAATATTTTTGCAGGCGCGGCGGACTTGATCGGCGTGGATCTGGCAATAACGCAAATGGCGCGGCTCCATCAGGACGGCCGGCTGGTTGCAGCGGGCCTGGCGCCCGGCGTCGCGCACCAAATATTCGCAGCCATCGGGATCGGCATCGGCGACGGTGGGGCGCTCGGCCACGGCATCCAGGGGATGCGGATGTTTAAGCTCTCCGCCATAGCGCATCCAAAGCTTCTCGGTGGACGCCCGGCGGCCTTGCGTAAACCAGTTGCTCGGATTGGCTGATCTGGCGAAGGACGCCACGAAATTTGATTCCCATTCAGTCAGCAAAAGGGCGTTCTTGTCGCGCTGATCGGACGACATCTTCAGCATAAAGGTCATGAGCTGATGATCGGTGATTAGGCTGTTTTGGTTCATGCGGTTAAACGGGCTGCGGACCAATCCTCGTTGCGTTCAGATGCTTCTTTTTCGGCCAATTGCCACCGTGTTAAAGCCTCGCCCGGATGCGGAAATAAAACCAGCGGGCCATTGCGCTTGGGCTGAAGGACAAACCACGTGCGGCCGCACTCAGTGATGATGCGGTCATAATGGGCGGCCTCAACACAGTGAATTTTTCCGCAGGCGCATGGACTTGAATTGCGTGCTGTCATACCCGCTTAAACTGGATCACCCACACCCACGGATTCCTGGACCATGAACCGGGGCCATTGGTCGTTTCCCAAAGTTGTTTGTAGGCCGTCCTGAATCCAAACCCCTGATCATCACTCTCCCACGAACATCCCTCCGCCCTGGCATCATCCTCGCTCATGTCTTGCAGCCGCTCCACGCGGACGCCGGTGATTTCCAAGGTAAGGCGCGAAGCACAGCGCGGCATAAAGATTGATGGCTTCCAACCAGTCATTTTCAATGTGGCATCAGCCCGGTAAAAGGTCCTGGTTTCAATCGGCCGAACCCAGAGACGGTCACCCGGCGCGCCATACGGGCATTCAGCGGCCAATGCCACCGTCGCGGTTGCGTTCGGTTCTGTGCGGTAGGGGTTGTAGTCGTCATCATTCCATGACCGCTGTAATTTGGTTGGCCATATCCAACCGCGGCGTGTGCCGCCGTAAGACGATTCTCCATGCGGGACCGGCTGGGGATTGATGATCCTGCGGGTTTCCGTTTTGACATCGGTCAGTATCCGGCGCACGTTGGTACCGCTCATTAATATGGGCGTGGATTTCATGATATTCTCACGCCGCCGTTATCCGCCAATTTGCGCAGCAACCCGATTACTTTGGCGGATTGTTCCAACCTGTCAGCCATAATTCGCAAATGTTCGGGCGTCCACACATAACCATCGTGGCAGCCGTTCCAGTCTGGAATCTTGTCACCTTCGAAGGCCCTGGCATGGCGCACGATCGCAGACCATCCGCCATTGGAAATGCCATCCCCAATTTTACCATTCAGCGAGTAAAGGTTAACACTCATTTGCACCCCCTCAGCCAGATCAGGAACACAAATAGGAAGATGCCCGCACCCCAAGTGTCCGAAAGCCGGTTTTCAATTTGCACGAGCTTTTTGTGGATATTCGCCAGACGATTCCGCAACTCGGGCGGGATTGATTGATGATTCTGCTCACTCACGACACTACCTCCTTGAGCAGCGCGGCCACGATCTTCTCCACCTCGCCGTCCATGGGCTTGATCACCACGGCGTCGCTGGCGGCCGTGATGGTTATGCCCAGGCGTTTCAGATCGCTGGCCGGCAATTCTGCCAGCGTCTCCTTGTTGAGCGAGACCTCCACATGGAGGTACATGCCGCGCTGAGCCTCGTCCGGGAAGAGCGCTTCCAGCTTCTTGAGCGCGGCGGCCTCATCGGCGATCTCCATTTTGCCACGGCCTTTGGCTAAGCCCACCTTGATGCCGTGGAAAATTTGTGTCTTTGGCTTCTTGAACAGCCCTGGAGCATCCTGAATGGCCGCAATCAAATCTAGCTTGCTGTAGGCAGCTCCTTCGATCAGGCGGCTGATATAAGGCAGATTCTTGCGCTTGACCTCTTCTAGCATCGCTTGGAGTTCTGACACCGCCAATTTCAATTGCCCATGGTGTTCGCTGAAATCCTTGGCCAAAGATTCGATGTCTGCGAGGGTGAGGTTCCGGCCGGTCGCGTATTCGGTGGTGCTGATCATTTTTTATCCTTTCGTTTTATGGTTGTTGGTATGTGGCTTCCTTCACGGAAGTCGTGAGAAAATGTGGTGCCAGGCCGCCCAGCATTGAGAGATAAACCGCGCCGCCAGCAATCAACTGGGCCAGCTCGGCCGGGGTTGGCACCCAGGCGACCACGACAAACTCGCTGCCGTCCAGGTTGCCGCCGCGAATGACGCCTTTGTAGGCGGGGATGGTGAGCACCTGGGATTCGTCCAGGTCGCTTGGCGCGCCAAATGCGCAATTCGCTTCCGGGAAATTGGCAGGGTTCATGATTTCCTCCCGTGTTTCTCCAAATCCTTAATGGCATGGCGAGCGCTAGTGATGGCATCACCGGCACAAGCATAGTCACGGGTGCAGCGCTCGTGATAGAGGTTCACGCCCTTGACCTTAATATCCACTAGCCACTTGCTTTGCTCATCGCCCGCTCTGGCGCGAAAGACGTGGATATAAATATGATCGGTCATGTCAATCCTCCTGGGTGAGCGCCAGCAATTGCAGGCGCGTGGCGATGGCGGCGTTGAGCTTCAGCGCCTCTTTGAAACAGCCGTCCTCAATCAGATCCACCTGCGCATGCAGGGCGATGGCCAGCGGCGCGTCGTGTTTGGCCAGAATGAAAAAGGCTGTGGGCAACTTCTCCACCAGGCGATCCTGCGCGGCGGCGGCAGTGGGGGCTAGCGTGGCGCTCATTCTTCCTCCCCCTTGTGGATTTTGGACGAACCCTCTATGAATGACTCCCGCACAGTGTCCACGTTTTCACCGGTGATCTCCGCGATCATCCGTGTCACATCCGTGAATTGCTGCGTGCCTAGAAGATTGTTGCCTTGGCGCCGCAGTGAGTAAGACATCACTTCCGCCGCGCAGTCCAACTGCGCGCGCTGATGGCGAATGACCGCCTGCATCTGGTCCGTAAGCGGTTGGCAGATGGCATGCAGACAGAGCACATCCTCGCCCGTGAACTCGCGGATAAGCTCTTCACTAACCGGAATGTCATGTTTGGATTTCACTGGCATATCGCCTCCATGATCTCGCGCTTGCTGTCGCGCCGTTCCCGGCGGTGGTTGGCGCGGCGGGCCGCGTTGGCGATTCGGCGTTTGACTTCATCGCGCCAGGCCCAGAGCGGGGCGGCCATGTTGACCGGCTTGTGGCGGAAATCTTTGTTCATAGCAATATCCAGTTGATGATGACGGGTTCCAGTTTCAGTTTATTCCGGCTCTGGATGTTCCGGCCAATTGACCGGACGTCGGCAAAGGTCTTGATCGGATCGGCGCGGCAAAAGTCGCACGCGCCGATTCCCGTGGCATCTTGATAAACGATGTAATAGTGATACGTCACCGGCCAGGTGAGCATCAGTTTCTTGGCTGCTTTGGTCATAATTATGTCGCGATAATTAGGGGTTAACGGCGCTCAGTTCAGGTTATAGTTGCGCACCAGCATCGTGTGCGCGGCCCGGAACGCCTGGACAAACGACAGTCGCGGATTGCCCATCTTGACCTCCACGGCCACCTTCAACTGCTTGTGGACGCTCCGGTAGTGGCCGTGCTCGCGGGCCACCTGTTCACACAGGTCGCTCAGCTCTTCCATCTCGCCGTTCACCTTGGGCACGAGCTGCTTGATCAAGTGCTTGATCAGGTCGCGATCCACCAACAGGTTGCCCTTGTCGTCCATTTTCTTGACCTCGAACCGCAGGCCCACGCGGCTGAAAATTTGCGGGTCCGCCTCAATCTTATTGAGCAGCGCATACGTGCCGGCCAGGGCCAGCGGACATTGCGTGGCCTCGTGGAAATGCATCCACCATTGCAGCGCGGTGTGGTGCAGGAAGTGCGCATCGTCCACCACCAGCAGCCGTTCCGATCCGCGCAGCTTCTTGACCGCGTGGACGGCGCGTGGCGTGCGGCCGTCGTAGCCGCTCATGCCGGCGACATCGAACATGAAGCTCTGCGCCGAAGCCTTGGAAATATTCCACGAGAAACATTGGTAAACGATGGCGGTCGGATTGAGCCGGGAATAAAACTCAATGCCGCGCGACTTCCCGCCGCCGGATTCGTCGATCAGCACGCCGGCGTCACTCGTCTTGCGGATGTATTCCAGGGCCACGCGGGTCTGTTCCACTTCATCGCACAGCGCGGTCTCCACGCCACTGGCCCGGCGGCGCGCCTCGTTGTTTAACAGGTCATTAATGGCCCGTTCCAACTTCGGAACGTCTCCTGGGTAAATGCAACCATCCTCGCTGAGGTACTGGCTCACCACGGCGGCGTTTACGCCCAGCCGCTTGGCCAGGAGGTTGTTGCTCCAGCCGGGCTGCTCGCGCAGCGTCAGCAGATTTTGACGCAGCGTCTTATCGCATGAATACGTCTCGCGCGGCGTCTCTCGTTCTTCAGGTTCAGGGTGTGATAACATAGTTAATCCTCCGGTTTGTTGTGTCATTATTACGTGGCTAAGTTGCGCAGCGCTTCGCGGGCAATGGCGGCATCGTCATTGCGGCGCTGCTGTTGTTTGTGAGTTGCCGCTTTCTCACCCGCCACGGCGCGGATATGCGCCGCCACGGGCGATGTGACTGTTTCACGGCCGCCATTCAGCGGCGTGGTCACAGTCACAAATCCATTGTTGTGGTCGCGCATCGCCTGGAGTTGGGCGCGTTCATCACTGGCCAACTCGGTTGCGCGGGCCTTGGCCGACTTCAGCGCGTGCGCGGAATGCCGGATGGCCGCCGCCAATGCGTCCCGATCATTGTGCGCCACCAGCCCGCGCCGCAGCCACGTGCCCAGGATTCCGCCACGGCCGTCGGTGATCGTCAGGAAGCGCGGATCATCCGGATTGAAGTAGCAGAGCACCTTGGTCCCCGGCGCCAGGGCAAACTCATCCGACGGCGGCGCGAAACGCAGAAGCTTGCCCTCGTGCGTCAGCGAAATTTCGCCGGACGCTTCCACCGGGCGCTGCCGCTGCGTATGCTCATAGAAGCTCGTCAGAATTTCCGGCGCCACGCGCGACCAGGCGCCGGGATGCTGCGCCACCAGCCTGGCCCCGCGTTCCACCGGCGATTCCGTCTGGCTCCGCACCGGGCAACCCGCGTGCGCCGTGGTGGCCGTCACCCACTGGCCGTTCACGTAAGCTTCCACGACCTTGTCAAACCCCTCGCAGTCACTGCCCCGCCGGCTGTTTTGCAGCCGGAAAATCTCCAGCAGTTTTTCGCGCGCCTGCGGCACCGTCAGCACCGGGAACGACAATTGCGCCCGATCCTCCGGGCGATGGCTCTGGCAGATCGCCAGTGCCTCGCGTTCGCGGTCAATCAACTCCGCCGGCCGCACGCCATACGTCGCGCCGATCTGGCCGGGGAAATAACTCGTCATCGTATGGATCAGCCGGTTGAGCGATTCCAGCATCGCCTTGGCCTTTGAGTTGCCCACCGCCTTCTCCCAGTATTCCGCCGATGATTTGCCGCCGATCATTGACGCCATGCGGAAATCAATCCGATCCCCCAGCATTTCCGCCAGCGCCGCGCGAATGGCCGCATCCAGCGTGGCCGTCCCGTTCTCCAACACCCATTGCATCACCCACGGCGGCAGACCGTAAGTCTCCAGCATCCAACCGGCGAGCTGCTTCATGTCGCGCAGCTTGAGATGCTCCTGGCTGCCGTCATCCCGCGCCAAAGCTGGCCGCATGCCGAAACCCAGCAACATCGTGGTGGCCACGTCACGCGCGATCAGCAGCCATAAGTCGCAGATTTGACCGCGCTCAGTATCAATCACCCGGAAGTCGCAGCGCACATCGTCAAACTGAATCAGCTCCATGAAACGCAGGTCCACCCGCGTGCCATGCACCTGCGGTAGATACGACCGCGCCGAAGCAATGCCCTCGTGGCGCAGTTTCTTCACCGCCCGCGTGAGTTTGGCCCGGCGCTTGAGCTGTCGCTGGATATTCCCCACATCCCAACCGGGCGGCAGTAAGTTGACCGCACGCTGATCCCAGTCATTAGTGTAACCGGGTATCGCCTCCATTATTCCGCGGTGCGTGCGGCCGGTAAGCCATTGACGATGGATGGACTTGATCGCCTGCGTGCCGCCATCGTCGCGCTTGAAGTCGCCAATGCGCGCCGCCACATAGTCCAAGAATTCACCACACAGGCCGCGCTCGCCCTGTTGCCAATCCGGCCCGGCCTTGGACCGGTTCACCAGGCACAGCCAATCCTGGGATTTCAGCCAGGCATCGTATTTGCCGCGAAACGTCTTGAGCGGCGCAAACTCGCTATAGATGACCAGCGCGCGCGCGCAGGCCGCCTGCACGGAGATTTTATTCGTACCCGTGCTCAAATCCCGCACATAGAACACGGCCGCCTGGAGCCGGCGCACCGTGGCGCGCTCGTCCACCGGCAGCCGGCGGAATAAATGCTTCTCCTCCTCGTACCGCGCCACCGCCGTGGTGCGGCGCTCCAGATACAGCTTCACACTGGGCACCAGTGTTCCACATGGAACCGGCGGCGCGACCGTAACCAAAACTGAATCCGGCGGTGACAACTGTCCCCCCTCATTCGTGCTGACGCTGAGAGTTTCGGCAGGTTCGCTGCGGGTGACTGATATCGTTTGTCCCGAGCTTGAGTCATCCGCCGGATTCAAAATGGATGGGTCGGAGATCATGATTGGGGATTCAAATCGGCTGCCACTTCAAGCGGCGACCCGTGCCGGATGTAGCCGCGCGCGGTTTCCATGGCCACATCCAGTTGGATCAACTCCGGCGTGCCGAAGATTTCGCCCAGGCCCTTGTCGTCGCTCATCTCGGTAAGCCACTCGGCAATCTCCAGGGCCTTGAGCTTGCGCTCGGTGATCCGCTCCTGATAATCCCGCTCCTGGGCGCTGGCCCGCTGAGCTTTCGTTGCCCCGCCCTGGCCTTTGAGCCGGCCCAGCTTGGGCCTGCCGGTGTCATCATCTGCCTGCTTGAACTCCAGGAAAAGCTGGCGTTGGGTTTTGCCGTCCACAATGGCGCAAATTTTTTCGCGGACTTCCTTGATGTCTTCCGGTACCTTTTTGTCCGCGATAAGGAGGAATCCGCCGGGCTTCAAATGCGCAGCGTTTGCGCATTTGACGACGGTCTCTAGATACCTTTCTATCGTGGTAATGCCCGCAGATTCGAGCACATTCTTGGTCAACTCCATGTAGCCCTGCAACGACCGCGATGGCTTGGGCTTTTGTGTCACCGTACCAATGGTGACGAGCTTGGGGCAATGTGCGGACAGCCAAGCTCCAAACTCGCCATGTTTGAGTTTGGCCTCCTTGATTTCCCAGGCGAAAAGTCCCAGGGAGATGATCTTGCGCATGCCGGTCTGCGCGTCGCTGAACATCTTGTTGAGACGCTTCGACGTGTCCTTGTCCGATCCGTCGTCCAGCTTGGGGATTTTGATTGGCGGCAAAACTTCCACCGCCGCCTCTGTTTTTGGTGATTTCATAGATTGTGTGGCGCAATTCTTGAGCGGCTGCGCCGCCGCGTTTTTGTCTGCCTCCGAGAGCTGCAAATATTCCTCCGGCGTAAACCCGGCGGCGGGATGCAGCGCGGCCGCTTTGGCGCGCTCCCAGCGCTGGGCCGCCGCCTTGGCGATCTTCTGCCGCAGTTCCGGGGAGATTTTCTTGCGGGCTTCGCTCTGGCTCTTCATTTCCGCCAGATAGTAGGCCGATGCTTTCAGTTCGGACCCCGGCCAGATGCTTCCGTTCCGGCCGTTCAGTCGCTCTTGCGCCGCCTCACGGGAATCAAAGCCGCAGGCATCGTCAAACGTGTTTGTCCAGCCACCAACATCGGTGATGTATTTGAACCGGCTTTTGCCGATGCTCCGGTCCAACCAACAGCGGCAGATGAAAAACTTCTCACTCATGCCCTTTCCCCTTTCTGCCTGGCTCGCCACTCAGCCAGATATTGTTTCCGGCCCAGTGCCTTGACGGACAGTCCCGTCTCCGATGGCCGGCCCACCTGGCGCAACGCGCGCGGGCCGATCTCCTTGAGCGTCTCGCTCAATTCATCGGTCACGAATATGAGCGAATAGGAGGCCTGTTTCATCTGGGCCTTCAACAGCCGCTGTTCGCGCTTCAGCGCCTCTTCGCGCTCATGCAGCGCGTCCAGGGACATTTCGGCCAGTTGCGCCGGGCTCAAATGGGTGAGATTCATTGCTGCCTCTCCTTCAAGAATTCCTCAAACGACTTGCGGGTGACCACCCATGAGCCGCCCGGCCCGCATTGGGATTTCTTCACCGCCGTCAGTTCGCGCGCCAGGATAAGATTTTCGACATGGCCCCGGTCGCACAGCAGCGCCCGGCGGATCTCCAACCCGGTCACCACCGGCTTGTCGTGCGGCACGATCCAGCGCCAAATTGAGGACCATTCCGGATCGTGATATTTGGTGCCGCCACTGGCCCGGAAAAACTCAATTGAGCGGGTCAACACCCGCAGATACGCCTTGGAAGACAAATCCACCGCGATGTTAAACGCCACCATCGCACCCGTCTCAATCAGCGTGCGCACCGTATCGGCGTCCATATCGAACTCGCCCAAGTCGCGCAGCACCGTCTTGATATCTGAGAGCGGCCGGAAACGAGGATCGCGCAGGCCTAGCTGCGTCTGGATGGCCGGCGGCAACACCGGCTTCAGGCTCAATCCTGTTTCCGTCATGCTCATAGCAGGATCAACGCGCTGGCCACGGCCGCTGTGAGCAGACTGCCGATCACCACGCCCCAGCAGAAGGCGCGTTCCGCCCGGCGGCGGCTCTGCTCGGCTTTGCGCCAGAACGGCGCCACGGGCAAAAATTGAATAGGCTCTTGGTTCACTTGGCACCTCCCGTAGCGGCTTCACGACGCGCCATAATCTGTTGAAAACGCAGTTCCACCTGCTGGCACACCAGCTTGGTCTGCATCTGAACCAGCGTGATCTGCTGAGCCGCAATTGCCAATTCGGTCTTGGTGATGGCCAGCTTCAGTTTCTCGATTTCGAGTTCGCGTTTGGTGCTCATAATTTTGGACTTTTTATTGATGGAACCTGATCTAGGCTTGCTGGCATGAACCCTGAATTAATGGCGATCCTGGATCGCGACTTCTCCGGCACATTGGCGGACTTCCGGCGCAAGGCCGCCAAGGAATTAAACGGGACCGCTTGGCAAGCGCTACGAGCAGCCGGCCAGCCCAGGCGGCTTTTGGCGGTGTGCATGACCGGCGAATATGAGATTGCCAAGCTGCGATCCCTGCCGACCACCGCGCACCAGCCCGTTGATTGGGACAACACATATCTCATTGAGCCGGTGCTGTTGGGGTTAATGACCGGGGCACTCATTTATCAGGAAGAAAGAAGCCCGGAAAACCGTTTAATCTCCGTGCTGTTTATTTCAGCCGAACCTCGTTCAATTAGCCACTTGGAGCAGTGGTTTAATTTGCCGCCCTGACGCTTCATCAGGAGTTGAGCGGCTCGCCGTAATTGGCGCTTGGTGGGGCGGTTCGTTTTCATGCGGCCTCCAAAAGATTTGCGGCCAACCGGCGGTAAAGCACGGCATGCGATAGCCATGTGACCATGAATGCCACGTTGCCGGACCGGCGGTTAGCGCGGTACCGGAGCGCGCAAAAGCGCATCATCTTCCGGTTGCCCTGCGCCAGAATATTGGTGTGTTCCCGGATAGTCATGACACCACCTCGCAGTCCCAGATCGGGGCGCACACCCAGTCTTGGGTGTCCACCTGGACGGCGTGGACGCGCCTGCCGATGATCTCAATGATCCGATGCGGGCGGCCGTAGTGCCGGCCGCTGTAGATAATGACGATGTCTCCTGGTTTCATGCGACCTCCTGCACGAGTTCTATCCCTTTGCGCATGAGCCGTTCGCGCAGGGCGTTGCGAATGAATTTTGACCGGTCTGAATCCTCCACTTTGACGCCACGATCCAGCGCCGCCGCCAGCGGGAGTGGAATCCAAAGCGCGATCATTTCCGACTTCTTTGCTCGAATTGTTCCGCGTTTCATGATGCAAATATAACTGAATTATACACCCGGTCAATAAAAAAGTTGAAATATTTTTCGGCTTGGGTGTATAAATAGGTGTGCCGAATCAACGTCATCCAAATCAAAAACTCATCGCATTTGCCCTGGACAGCGATCTACGGGCGGCCATCGAGACCGGGCGGAAGATGGAGAATCGCGATCAAAGCACGTTCATACGCCAAGCCATTATTGGGCGATTGCAGCAACTCAAAATTCCCGTGGACCCCGCTCTGGCTTTTGCCCCCGACCGCACCCGGCCAGAAAAAACGGACAAGGCTAAGCTTAGTTCGCGCCCCGCGCGCAGCGAAGGCAGCGCGTCAAAAATAAAGATGCCGAGGGGATTTGAGAAGGCTCACCGGGATTACGAGGAGGATGCCAAACGGCAAACTCAATCAATGCCTGCCGATCTGCCTCCGAAAGCGCCAGCTCCTGGCAAACCGAAATGACGAAATCCAATTCCAATTTTTTCAATTCCATGCCAGCGATGATCCACACGAGGGTTGGACAACGGCAGTCCATGTGAACAAATCATGAGCGATCCACTCCCCACCTGGATGATCATCGTCGGCATCCTCGTGGCCTTGCCACTCTACTGTTTTTTGGATGATTTTTTGAAAGGGACCAGAAAATGAACGATCAAACTGAAATCCACTTCGACTGCCCCAAATGCCGTCGGCCCATGCGCGGCGACCGCGCGCTCCTGGGTGAGATGATCGCATGCCCAGATTGCAATGAGCCATTCATTCCCAAGCCACGCAAGGCCGTGGTCCTGGCCGATGACGCTCCGGCCATCCCCAGAATCAGCGGGCCGGATGAAGTGGCTGCCCGCGCCCTGTCCGCTCGCCAGGCCCAGAAGATTGAAGCCAACGCCAACGCCTTTGCGCGCATTGCCGGCATCAGCGCCGTGGTGGGCACAGCCGCCGCCGCCCTGGGCATTCTCGGCCAGTCCGCAGGGCCCGGCTATTTCGCCGCCGGTTTCTTCGGTCTTGCGCTCTGGCTCTATCTGATCGCGCAGATCATCCACATCCGTGCGCTGATGACCCGGAAATGATTGCGTCTTCGTGTCTTCGTGTGAAGCTGTTTTAACCGTGCGTGGTTAGTCTTGACAGTTAGCCGCCGCGCTGCTTAGATCGTCTCACCGGAGCGCGCGACCGCTGGTCTGCCGCTCCGTTTTCTTTTCTTCCTTTCCCACCCAAAAGAGGCAATGGCGACCGTCGCCTATTGGCCCACCGCCAGGTGTGTCATAGTCGCGACCGTGAACAGCGCAACATTCGTTCGATCAACCAAAAATTCCGGCAGCCGGGCGGCAAGTCCTCCGGCGAGCGGTCGCGCGCTTGTCTCCATGCGGCCTGGCTGCCGCATTTTCCATCCGCTGCCGGCCAGCATGATGCTGGACACCAAGAAAGAAATGACACCATGAAAATGTTTCGATCAATCCTAACGCTGGCGGCCACGGCCGTCACCTGCATCGCCATCGCCACCGGTTGTGGCACTGATCCCAATCGCAAAGCCGTGCGCGTCTTCCAGGCGGCCGGCGCCGGGCGCAAACTCGGCATCGTCCAGGACCCGGTCACGGGCCAATACTCACTCGGTTATCAATCCATCACGGCCGGCGCCATGATCGTGCCCATTGAATGGACCATCGCCAGCAACGGCGTTCCGCAGGTCACCGTGCCGGATGCGGCCGCCTCGTTCGAAATCGGCGCCAAGCCGTATTTTTTCGGCAGCGCGGCACAGACCATGACCTTTGCCGTGGGCAGCAATGCCGTGCAGACGCTCTTGGGCGGCAATCACCCGCCGATCAACGAGCCGTACTGGACCAATAGTTACAGCGCGCCGCCCACGTCGCTGCCGCTGACCGCCACTCCAGTTCCCACGGTCACGACCTTATCCATCTCGACCCTGACCGGCACCAATGGCGTCTCGCAATCCCTCACCAACCTTGTGCAGCGGCCCATTGTCATCACCCCCTGATCAGCCAGCCGGCATGACCTGAAAACTTAATTGCTTACCACAATTCTAATACCACCCCATGACCACCACGATGAAGCGACGGTGCAACAGTGACCGGCCTGGCCAGGCTGGCCACTGCGTCAGGGTTCATCACGTCGGACCGGCGGCGTCAGCCTTGGGACCTGGCATCAGCCAGGCGGGCACCGGGTTATTTTTTCCATCTGTGCAGATCTGTGAAAATCTGTGGCTAAAAAATCAGGAGGCGAGCCTGTGATCATCAACCCAGAAATGCTTCCGGGCGTCTTTTGGAAAACGGCTCGCGCCATGGCGGTGTATTCCGGGCGCGCCTACCGGGATCACACCATTTGCGATCCCGCCACCGGCGCCCAGGCGCTCATCACCACGAATGAAGATGGCGACATCATTGTGGCCTTCAAGGGCAGTTCCACCGCGCGCGATTTTATCGAAGACGCCCGCGTCCTGCGCGACACCATCATGGAAGTCGGCGGCAAAAAGGTCGAAGTTCATTCCGGCTTCCACGACGATTTCAAGGCCGTCAACGCGGCTGTGGTCTCCTCCGTTCGCCAACTGTCCAACGCAAATCGAGCCGCCCAAATCTTCATCACCGGCCACAGCTTGGGTGGCGCGCTGGCCCTGCTCTGCGCCCTGGAATTCTCCCGGCAGAACCTTATGCCTGCCGGCGTATTCACGTTCGGCCAGCCCCGCGTGGGTAACGCGGCCTTTGCGGCGTTGTACGATGCCGGTGGTGGAGGCGTGATGCAGCCATATTTGCGGGACATCACCTACCGGATCGTCAATCAAAACGACATCGTCCCGCGCCTGCCCGGCCTGCTGGCGGGCTATCGGCATTGCGGCCAGGAAGTCTGGATTGAGCCCAAGCCCTACGGTAATTGGGAGTTGAATCCATCCTGGCTAACCAAGTGCGTCTATGACGCCATCGGCCTTTATGCCGCCTACCGGCGCATGGAGAACGTCCTCATCAACGAGCATTTCATCGCCGCCTACCGCGAAAGGATCGACAGACTATGACCACGCCCATCACCAGGGAACAAGCCGAAGCCAAAACCAGGCTGACCGCCCGCGAAATGACCAGCGATGACGAAAGCTGCGCCATGCTTCGATGCCAGCTCGGGCGCATCACGCGCGAAGAGCGGCCCGACCCGCGCAACGGCAGTCCCATGAACGTCTCCGTTTTTAACCTCATCAAATTCGGCCGCACCTGGTCCGAAGCTGTCCGCCGCCCATTATCCCCCATCCACTGAATATGCTCGCCGAAATCTCCCAAGTCGAAATCTGGATGCTGGTCGGCCAGCTCGTGATGGCCATTGGCACCATCGGCACGCTGCTCTTCATGGTGGTGGGCCGCAATAAGCCCACGGAACTGACCGCCAATCCTCCGCTGGACGTGCGGATCGTCGAGGAGATGCACAAGCAGTTCGCGTTGCGCTCGGACTTCCTGGAGCACGTCCGAGACAACGACGCCCAGCGCGGCGTGCTGCACAAGCGCGTGGACGATGCCGTCGAAGACTACAACCAGAAATTTCAGAAGCTGCCCAATGAGATCGTGGCGCTGTTGCGCAACACCGGCAACCTGAAAAAGTGGGATTAACGTCACGTTATATGATTGACCAGGACATCAAAAAATTTGTGTTGCGCACGCTGCTGCTGAAAGGCGGCCAGCCCATGAGCGCGCGGGAAATCAAGCTGCGCATCCGCGGCGCCTTCGACGCGGCCTTCACCGACGGCGAGTTGGACACCGTCATCCAGGCCATGGAAGACGCCAATTATCTGGCCGGCACCAACAGCGACCTGGACGGCACGCTCTGGGCGCTCACCGCCAAGGGCACCATCCAAGGCCAGCAACTCATCAAGAAGTGAATGAAGAAGCCATCAACCCCCAGTCGAGGTTCCATCAGAGCCTGGCAAGCCGACCCATTCTGGCGGGATGTGGTCTGCGTGCTGACCGGCGGTCCGGACAAGAAGCTGCGCGCCGATCATTACTTGGAAAATTTATCCGCCGAGCAATTGGAGGAATTGCGCTGGGTCTTGTCTGCGCCGGGCACATTGCAGGAGCAACGGCTGCTGTGTCCCAAGCGCCAGGGGGGTCCGCGCGATGGCGAATTGCCGGTCTTGAGTTTGCTCTCGGAGATCAGCCAGGCCATGCGCCAGGCGGCGGCCTTCAACGAAGTGCGCTTTCAACAGGCAACGGAAGCCGCCGCCTCGCAGCGCTGCAAGGAATTGGGATTGGACCCGACCTTGACCAATGCCGTGTTGCGCGTGATCGGCGAGGAGGCGCTCGCCCAGAAGGCGGAGAAGAAGCTCGGCAGCTTCGCGCTGGGCGCCGCCTCCATCCTGCTCAATGCCGAGTCAACCCGCACCAAGGGCAAGCAGGAGGAGGAGAAGCTGACCCTGAAAAAGCAGGCCGAAAAGCGGATGCAGGAGAAACTGCAATTCGAGCGGGACAAAGTGCGGGTGGCGGAAGCCAAGCTCAAGGCCACGCAAGAACAGGTGGCCAAATTGCGCGATGTCAAAGCGCCGATGACGGATGCGGATCGCCGCGCCATCGTGGACAAGATCGACGAAATCATGGGCCTGCCCAAGGGACAATATTAATGGCCGCCATCCTTCCAGCCCTGAACCTAGACAGCCCGAACAACCGGCTCGCCAAGTATTTCCTGCCCTGGCAAATCAGTTGGATCGCCGACCAGTCGCGCCTGCGGCTCTGGGAAAAGTCGGTGCGTATCGGCGCGACCTATTGCGACATTTTCAAGAACGTCCGCAAGCGCATCGCCAATCCGCGCCGGGATTATCTGCTATGCTCCAAGGATCAGGCCAGCGCCGCCGAATACTGCCGCGAAGCCGACAAGCTGGCCGATATCTTCAATTTCTCAAAATACATCCTCTCGCGCGGCGAGGAAACTGAGACGCTCACCGGCACGCTGCCCAATGGCGACAAGTTCCAGACCGACGTGAAGTTCTGCTACATCCGGTTCGAGAATGGTTCGCGCATTATCGCCTTTTCGAGCAATCCCTTTGCGATGGCGGTTTACGGCGGCGATGTGGGCGGCGATGAATTTGCCAAGCATCCCAATCAGGAAATGCTCTATGAGACCATGCAGGGTCGCATTCGCATGGGCTACGATCTTGGGCTCTGGTCCGCGCACAACGGCACCGATACGCTCTTCTATCAATTCGCCCAGGAGGCGCGGGCCGGCAAGGGCGGCTGGAGTCATCACAAGACCACCATGGAAGACGCCGTGGCCGGCGGCCTGGTGGAACGCATCAATGCCTGGCGCGGCACCAAGTTCACGCGCGAAGGGTTTATCGCGGACTGCAAGAACGACGCCCGGCTGCCGGAAATTTATGAGCAGGCCTATAATTGCAACCCCAGCGGCAGCACTTCCTGCATTGTGCCCTGGAACCAAATCAATCTCTGCCAGCAGGACTATGCCATTCCCCGACTGCATCTTGAAAGCGGACAGATTGTTGAAGCGTTTGGAGAATTTAAGCCGGCGGAGCAAGCGGCTCGCGAAAACCGTATCAGCGCTTTCATCGCCAGCCAATTTGCCAGCCTCATCAAGACGCCTGGCCAATACCGGCTCGGCTTCGACGTGGCGGCCAGCGGCGAGGGCGACCTTGCCTGTATGTATATAGACCGCAAAGAGCCGCCCCGCATGAAGCTGGCCGGCCTGTTCACCTGCCGCACGGACGATTGGAACTTCATCCAGACCGTCCTTTGGACCTTTCACCGCCAGTTGCCCGCGCTGAAATCGGCTGGTGATGAGACCGGCCTTGGCCGCCAGATATGCTGGGAAACGGTCAAGCGCTTCCCTGGGCAGTTCGAAGCCGTCAACTTCGCCAGCGCCAAGCATGACATGGGCTTCGCGCTGATGAACCAACTGAGCGTGGCCGAAAAGGTGTTCCCCAAGAGCGAGCCGGATGTGGCCCAGGACTTTTTCAGCCTGCGCAAGATATTTGCCGGGAAAACATGGAAGTTCACCGAAGGCCGGAACCTCCTGAACCCCGCCAGCCATTGCGACATCGCCTGGGCCGGCGCATTGGCCACCAAAGCCGACGGCACAGCCACCTGGGGCGGCGGCAAAGGAGCACTTTTGGTATGACCCGCCAACCCCTCAAATTTGCCCCAGGACGATTTCCGGGGTGTCAAGACACCCGCCGCTCGCCCCGATTCGCCACGCGGGCGTTTAATGGCCCTTTAATTACCTTGTGGCAGGAGGTTAAACCATGAAATTTGATCTCCAATTCGGTCCCATCAAGTTTGCCCTGGGCGGCGGCGCCCCCCAAACCGTCGCCAAGGACGTTTCCGACGCCACCATCGGCACCGGCAACTTCACCCAGGGCGTGCCCGCCTTCTGGTTCGCGCGCGGCCTGGACGGCCATGGCGCCGCCGGCATCAGCTCCCCCTACGCCCAGTCCGCCTGGGTGCGCCGCGCCATCAAATACGTCTCCGGCCCCATCTCATCCGTGCCGCTCATCTTTTCGCGGCCGGACAATTCCGGCAACCGCGAATGGCGCGGCCGCGGCAAAAAGCTCTACACCGCCCGCGGCATCGTCCGCCGTGACGCCCAGCGCGAAATGGAACTCCCGCAGATCCGCGATTTTCTGAAACAGCCCATGGAGGGGTTGACCTACCCGGCATTCGTGGAGGCCAGCATCGGTTGGAAGAAATTGCAGGAATGCTTCTGGGTCCTGGGCGATAAAGACGTGCGCGTCCCATTCCCCGACGTGAAGACGAACCCATTCGCGCCGATCATCGTCGCCCGGCCGGACCGCATGCGGCCCACCGTGGAAGACGGCAAGATCACCGCCTGGAACTTCACCGATGCCGCCGGGCGCGCCTGGGAGCTGGACCCCGAGCAGGTTGTCAGGTTGTACGGATGGAACCCCTACGATCCCCATCGTGGCCTCGGTGACTACCCCAGCGCCGCCATCGCCGCCGAGTCACATCACCTGGGCAGCCTCTTCAAGCGCAACTTGACCGCCGACAATGACACCTCGCCGATCATTTCCGCAAAAAATGGCACGCCGACCGACCAGCAGATTGAGCAGATCAAGTATTCCATCATGGAACGCCGCGCCAATCGCATGCGCGGCAATTCCAAGACGCTCTTCCTGCCCGGCGAAATTGACGTGCATGATCCTAAGATTCTGTCGGTGGATGCCGCGTTCATTGCCGGCATGTTGGAGGATCGCCACGAAATCTTCATCGCCATGGGCGTCCCGCCGTCGCTGGCCGATGTCGTGGCCAGCTACAGCATCGGCCAGGCGTCAGCCTGGTATGCGCTGATCTTCAACACCTGCATCCCCGAGGGCGGAGAATTCTGCGCCGCTTTGGAAACGCTGATCCTGCGGCTGACCGGCCAGGCCGTGGAGGTCGCCCTGGACTGGGACGAACATTATGTCATGCAGCAGGTGCGCAGCGAGCGCATGAAGGACGCCGACAGCCTGTTCTCCAAGGGCGTGCCGATGTCGGTGATTGACGAATACCTTGACCTGCAATTGCCGGAATATGAGGAATGGGATCAAGGCTATATCCCAATCAATCTCACGCCGGTCAGCGCCGCCGCCAACGAAGCCGCGCAGGAAGTCCCGGAAGCCCAGCCCGCCGAATTCTCCGAACCCGGCGCAGATGACAAGAGCGAAACCGATGCGTCCGCGCCCGTTCAAGAAATGTTGCGCGTGCTGCGTAGCGGCGGACTGGCGTCCGCCGCCATCTCAAAGACCTCCAAAAACGAAAAACTCTGGCAGCAACACATGCGCCTGCGGTCCATGTCGGTCAAGCTCATCCAGAGCAAAGCCAGCAAGCTCTTCAACGAGTATCGCGCCAAAGCCCTGCACAAGCTGGAGCAGGCCCGCAAGTCCGTCGAGAAGCCTGGCTTGCCAGGCGTAGCGCAGCGAAGCCTGGTGGACGTCATCTTTGATCCCACCATGTTCGGTCACGACCTGGTCAGTTCGCTCACCCCGTCGCTGCACGCCACATTGGAGGCCGCCGCCGCCCAGTTGATGGATGAAATCGGCCGCAGCGATGATCCCTGGAAATTCCCGCCGCCGCAGGTCAAAAGCTTTATCGCCGGGCGCGAAAACAAAATCGCCAATTGCGGCACCACCGCCTTCAACCAGCTCAAGACGGCGCTGACTGAAGGCGTGGACAAGGGCGAGACCACCGAGCAGCTCGCCGACCGCGTGCGCGGCGTCTTCAACAATCTGAGCAAAGGCGAAGCCCGGCGCATTGCCATGACCGAGACCAGCGCGGCCTACGGCTACAGCCGCCACGCCGCCATGATGGGCGCCGGCGTGGAATACAAATGCTGGGTCAGCTCGCACGGCGACAACGTGCGCGAAGCCCACCAGATCGCCGAAGAAAATTACGGCGATCCCGAAAACGCCGTCGCCGTGGACGAGCCGTTCACCGTGGGCGGCGAAGAACTCATGTACCCCGGCGACCCGGCCGGCTCGCCGGAAAATGTGATCAACTGTCACTGTGTGCAAATCGCCGTGCAAAAACCCTGACCCAATATATATGCGAAAAACTTTTGCCAACACCTTGCGCGCCGATCTGAAGGTCCGCCGCGCCGGCCGCCGCACCGAAGTCAGCGGTGGCGGCCTCACTTACCGCGTAACGCGCGCCAACGCGGAAACTGCCGCGCTGCTCAACAGCAAGATCCCCGTCATGACCATCAATCCTCCTCGCCAATAACCATGAAAAATAATCAACACCGTTGTTTCAGTGGCGCCAAGCTCTGCGCCGAAATCCATCCCGTCATCAAGGTCCTGGACGAAAAGCAGGGTTTGGTGGAATACGTGGCCAGCGACGAGAGCGTGGACAGCTATGGCGAGATCGTGCGCGCCCGCGGCGCGGATTTCTCGCGCTTCGAGAAAAACGCCCCCTTTGTTGACAGCCACAATTATGAATCCATCGGCAAATGTTTGGGCCGCGTGGTGGATTACGCCGTCAAGAACAACACCGTGGTGGAAACCGTCAAGTGGGCCATTGACGTGGGCGAGAATCTTATGGCGCATTGGGGCTTCGAGATGACCAAGGCCGGCTATTTGAAAGCCGTCTCCATCGGCTTCATGCCCACCAAGTATGCCACCAAGTGGGATAGCAACCCCACCGCCTTCCAGGAAGCGCTGGAAGATATCGAGATCCCGGCCGGCGCCAGCGTAAACGTGGTTTACCTGGGCTGGCAGCAATTGGAACTCTCGGCCTGTTGCATCGGCGCGAATATGAACGCCGTGGCCAAAGCCTACAAGGCCGGCATCCTGGACGATGCCGCCCTGATGACATTTTCAGCAGAACACGCGAAGCGTGCAACCGCCAGAAGCACCGACAGCCCCGACGCTGTGCTGCTGGCCCGGCGTCGGGCACAGGACCGGTTCTTGTTGGAAATGCAGCTCACACTGAAACAACTCTGATCATTATATGTTACGTCGCATTTTATTCGATTCCGCCGGTGCCGATGGCAACGGCTTTGAAACCAAGGTCCTCAAGGGCGTGGAAACCCTCGTGGAGGACAACAAGAAAATCCGCACCGATATCCAGAAGGTCACCGCCGATCTGGACCGCGCCGACAAGGAAGTGAAGTCCGCGCTGGAGGAATTGACCAAGGTCAAAAACGCCTCCAACGCTTCCTGGGAGGAAGTGCAAAAGAAGATGGAGAAGGTGCAGAAGCAGATCGCGCTGAACGCCAAGTCCAGCTTCCGCAGCCCCATCGCCCGCGCGCTGGCCGATGAACAGTTCCGGTTCCACCTGAACGCCATCGCCCGCTACATCATCGCCCAGAAAACCAACACGAAGTGCGACGACGCCTTCATGAAGGTCGTCGAAGAGGGCGGCACTCGCTACAAGGCCTTGACCGGCGTGGACACCGGTTTGGGTCAGGCCACCGTGCCCACCGACACGTTCAATGTGATCTATGATCTGTTGCTCGAATACGGCGACTGGTCCACGCTGAACGTCGAGCGCGTGGGTGCCCGCACCAACGTCCTGCCGCTGGCCACCACCCGTCCCCAGTTCTACTGGATCGGCGCGCAGTCGAGCTTGGCTGAAGGCAGCGTCATCACCTCCGGCGCCTTCACCGGCGGCCAGGTCCTGCTCATTGTGCAGACCCTCGCCGTGCTCATGTACATCGCGCGGGAACTCCTCCAGGACTCCACCGTGGACCTCGCACCCTATGTCATCAAACAGATGGTGCAGAGCGTCGCCTGGGGCATGGACACCGCCGCCTTCATCGGCACCGGCAACCAGGACACCACCAACGCCGGCTATGTCGGCATTTTCAATGCCGCTCTGGCCAACACCAACCAAGCCTATGTGGCCGGCGCCGGCCGCGTTCAAGTCTCCAAGCTCATCCTGGACGACTTCGTCAACACCATTCTGACGGTCAGCGCGCAAGTGCTGAACCGCAAACCCAACTGGTGGGCGCATCCGCAGAACATCGCCCGGGCCGCGCTCATCCGCGACAACAACGGCCGCCCGATCTTCCAGACCTGGCAGGAAGTGCCGAACCCCTCCAGCATTGGTTCCATCCTCGGTCACCCCGTGCATCCCACGGCCATCGCGCCCAGCGTGGACGGCGCCAACACCACGCCGTTTGTGTTCGGCGATCCTGAAGGGCAGGTGATCGGCATTCGCGAAGACCTGGAACTGGCCACCAGCAGCGACATCGGCTTCCCGCAAAACCTCTTGGCTTATCGCACGCTCCTGCGCGCGGGCGTCAAGATGCTCACGCAGCCGGCCTCCACCACGCTCAAGCCGTTCGCAGTCCTCCAGACCGCTGCGGCGTAACCTCCCCAACCGTAACCGCAGACAATTCGATTAACGTTTATATGAAATCTGAATCTGAAATTCTGGCTACTCCGCTCGCCGAGCGGCAGAAGCTCTGGGTGGAACTCAAGCAAGTTGCCACCAACGACAAAGACTTCGCCACCGCCCGCGCCGTGGTTGAAGTCATTGAAGCCACCGACGACTGGGAAGCCCCCAAGAAACTTCCCGTGGTCGCCACCGCCGACACCATCATTGATGGCAAAGCCGTCAAGAAGGGCGAAACCGTCCAGGTCTATGACTGGCAATTCGCCGCGCTCCGCCGCTACCTGGTTGACCCCAAGGAAGCCGAAGAGCGCAAAGCCAAGAAGGCGGCCAAAGGCGGCGCGGCCGCCGCGCTCATCGCCATCATCCTCGGCCTGGCATTTCTGTGCCAGACCGCCACGGCCCAGGTGCAGACCTACCTGGTCGGCACGCAGGGCCAGTACAACGTCCAGACCGTCGCCGGCCTGAACGGCAACACCAACACGGTCATTGGCACCAATGCGACCTATGCGGTATCCACCATTGTCACCAACGTGGCCGTGGTGCCCAACTGGTCCTTCGTCAATGGCATCTGGACCAATGCCCCCACCACCAACGTGCTCAGCGTAGTCACCAACACGCCCGGCGTGGTCAGCGTGGTTAACTATGACTCGTTCGGCATCCAGCAATCGTTCGCGCTCATGGGCGCCGGCACCGGCCCGTTCATCAGCTCCTGGGACACGTCGGGAGACGCCATCAACTGGCAGACCAATGCCTTTCAGATCTCCACCACGGCCTCTGGCGTCAACCAGGTGACCACCTACACCAACATGATTCAGGTGCAATATGGTTACATCCGGCTGAACACCGCTTGGAACGCCGCCGCCACCGGCGCAGGCGACCAGATGACGAACCTCTATGTCGAGGTCATCAAGAAGTCCAACCGCCAGGGCCCTTGAGGTTGGCCGAACGCTCACTTAACTGCCACTTAACGCCATGTTAAATCAACCGCCAAAGGATCGGATGCAGCGCCAGCGCGACGTTCTCACGCGCCCCGCGCCGCGTCCCCCTTTGGCGGTTTTTCTTCAAGCCCGCAACACCTCCCAGACAAGCGAACCCGCCCCCACCAAGCGCCAACCCCAAGCCCCCACGCCGCAAGGCGTAATGGCCCGTGGTGGCCTCACCACATGAATGCCGGATTTTCCAACCTCACCTGGCTCAAGCAGCAGATCTTGGCCAAAACCATGGCCAACGACACGCGCTTTGACGATCTCATCCGCGCCATCGGCCTGGGCGTGGCCGGCCAGTTCGCCAAAATCTGCAATCGCGATTGGATGTATTCCACCGGCATTGCCGAAGTCGGCACTGGCGACCGCAGCTTCTGGTATGTGCGCTGCGCGCCCGTCACCCAATTCACCGCCGTCAACCTGAGATTCTTCCGCGCCGATCCCTGGACCAGCATCCTCAGCCAGCCGCTACAGGCCAACGAAGAAACGGGCCTGATTCACTTCGGCTATACGCTGGGCACGCCGCCAATCCAGTTTCAGATCATTTACAACGGCGGCTATTTCTGGGAACAACTTGAGCCAAACGACCCCAACTATCCCAGCACCATCCCATCCGACATCACCAACAACGCCGCCGGCCTGAACCCGCAGAAGTACATGCTGCCGGATTCCCTCCGCCTGGCTTGGCTCCTGCAATGCAAGCACGTCTGGAGCAATCAAGACAAGCTCGGCACCGACATCCTGAGCAGCGGCAAATCCGCCAGCATCCGATTCCCTGAAGATTTCGCCCCCACCGTCGAAGACACTTTGCGCACCTACAAGCGCTTCCAAATCACATGAGCGTCGGCCTTAAAATCGAACTCGCGCCCCAGGCGGAGACGATTGTCGTCAACTTTCAAAAGCTGCCGGGCCGCATCGTCGCGGCCATTGCGCGCGGAATGGATTTGGCCAACGAATATGCCGTCGGCAAAATCCAGCGCGATCATCTCACTGGCAAAGGGCCATTCCCGGTGGAAGCGCACCGGCTCGGCGTGGTCACCAACCGGTTGCGATCATCCGTCTATGCCAGTGGCGCGCAGGAAGTCGCTCCCGGCAAAGTGGAAAGCGCCATCGGCTCGAATGTTATCTACGCCGCCATCCACGAATTCGGCGGCCGCATTCACCATGAAGCCCGCCAGATGAAAGTGCGACACCGTACGGACGCGCGCGGAAACCTGGTCAAGCAGAGCAGCAACTCCAACCTCCTGGTCTTCGCCAAAGCCGGCCGCAAGCGCGTGCGCGAAACCACCGTGCAGGCCAAGGCCCACGACGTAATCATGCCCGAACGCGCCCCCTTTCGCACGGGCCTGGCCGAATCAGCGCCGCAATACAAGCGCACCATCAGCGCCGCCATCGTCGAGGAATGGAACAAACTGAGCGCATGAACAACACCGACATCATAGATCGTTTGCCCTACGAACTGGCCAATTGCTTGGTGACGAATTCCTTTTTCAACGTCATCCCCGTGGTTGTGTCAGAAAAGGGCAACCTCGGGCTGGAATATAACAAAGCCCAAGCCATGATCACTGAGGCCAGCGGCAAGCGCGGCGTGGCCGTGGTTGTGCTGCAAGTGGTGGCCGACGACATGAGCAACAACTTGCAATTCGGCCCCATGATATTGAAGCCAGCCTTTCAGGTCATCGAAGCGGTCGAACTAAACAATGATGCCAACGGCACCGGCTTGAGCGCCCGCAAAGTGGCCCGCAAGATCCGGGACGTCATCAAGACCATGAACATGATCGGCCTGGTCCAAAACATGACCACCGGCAAACCCTGCATCGAACCTGTGGATTTATCCAAGGAAATGGGCGCCGGCGTGGTCAGCTACCAGGTCAACTTCGAATGCCTTGAAGTGGGCCTGGAGACCATGACCGCCGTGCAGGTCCCGCAAATTTCTGGCAGCGTCAGCGGCCCGGTGCAGTTCATTCTGGCCTGCGGCACGCCTGGCGCCAGCATCTGGTATACGCTGGACGACAGCTTCCCGTTTAATGGCGCCGCGAACATTTACCCGCAGAGCACCGCGCAACTATTCACCGCCGGAACGCCCGTGGCGGTGCCTGCCGGTGGCTGCTGGGTGCGCGCCCGCGCCTACGTTCCCGGCGATTCCTTCATCGCCTCCGGCATCAATCGCACCTTTTTCGCCAACTGAAACCTCAACCATCAACCAATAAAATAATATGCTCAACAAACTAGACCTGCACCTGGCCGCCATTGAAACCGCCAAAAAAATCGTCGCCCAAACCAGCGAACCCCGACGCCTGGAAACCGTCCTCGCCGATTTCCGCGCCCTCAGCGTGGATGAAAGCTATTGGGATTATTTCAATCGCACGGCCTTTGAGGAGTCCTACAGGTTCACCTTCCTCAAGTCGCAATCACTGGCGGCGCCCAAGCCGGCGTCGGCCGATATGGCGCAGCGCATCCTGGGTGTGTTCATTGCGGCCATCCTGCTGGCCCTCGCCCCGGCCGCTCATGCCGGCTTCTGGCTGTCATTCAACACCATCGCCGGCACCAATTCCGGCGCGCTCTATGGCATCACCAACTCGGGCTATTTGCCCATTCCCAGCGACACCATCACCGTCACCAACATCCAGACCAATGATCAGATCACGCTCACCTATGGCTACCAGCCGTCTGGGCAGAGCGGCACCAATCCCGTGGCGTTAGCCAGCATCACCACCAACTTCAACGCCTCCACCGGCTGGACTAACTTCCCGGCCACCTGGACCTACGTCGTGCCGGCAAACAACCTTACCGCACCGGTCGCCGCCTGGGGCACTGTCGGATTCAGCTCCAACGGCATAGCTCCGCCCAACAACCACACCATTGGCATCAATTGGTAGTCCCATTATCCGCGTCCAACCGTGTTCATCCGTGGTTAAAAATTAAAAATTTAAAAATATGGGACAACAATTTTACACCGGCCCAGCCAAGGTTTTCCTCAACTCCGTGGCCTTGCAGGCCGCCAACGCCCAAGGCAACGTCAAGGCCACCATCAACACCAAGACGACCGATGCCGGCACCGCCATGTTCGGCAAGATCGCCGAGATCGTCACCGACGTATCCGCGGAAATTGATGTCAACCCGTTTGATAGCTGGCATTTGTTGCCCACGCTCCTGCCGCCCTGGCTGGGGGTGACCACCGCCAGCGGTGCTGGCAGTGGCGGCGGCTCGCTCCTGATCGGCACCCGGCCGCATGGTGCCGCCAACAGCCCCTGCAAAATCTACACGCCCGACGGCCGGCTTTACACCTTTGTGCGCGCCGCCATCACCGGCCACCCATCGCTCAAACTCGCCGCCACCGAACCGCTCTTTGGCGCCGCTAAAATCACCGCTTTGGGCGATCCCACGCTCCTGGCCGGCGCCAACAATTTCTTGCTCGCCGGCAACGCCATCACGGAAACCGGCGGACAAGATCCGGGCGATCCGCTCGCCCTGGCCGATTTTGTGCGCGGCCGCTGGACCGGCGCCTGGGGCACGCTCGCCGGCTTCGGCGGCGATGGCGGCGCGGCCATGGAAGCCGAAGACGGCTGGGAAATCATTCCCGACATCAAATATCACGCCGTGACCGTGCAAGGCCTCACCCGCCACATGGTCCTGGACAGCGTCAGCTTCATGGCTAAACACCGGCCAGTCGGCCCCACGCAATCGCAGATCGCCACCGCCTTGCTTGCCTACAGCCTGGGCCAGCGCCTCGGCGGCAGCGCCAACGCCGCCAACCTCGTATTGGGCGGCCCGAACAACAAAACCATCACCTTGATCAACACCGACATCAAAGGCGCCGGATTTGAATTTGGCGGCACCAAGCTCGGCAACGGCGAACTGGGCTACGTCTGCGGCATGCAATTCACCAATGGCCTGCCCCAACCGATGGTTGTTTTCTCCGCATGATCGTTAATTATCAAATTGTCGGAGGTTCAGGCTGGACGCCTCTTTTCAATGAGGCCAACAATGATGCATGCGAAAAATTTGCGCCCAGCTTTCGCGACCAGGTGCAGACATCCGGCGGATACGGCCTGGCCAGCGAGGCACTCATTCCGCAATCCAACACCGTCGGCCAGGTCCGCTTTAAATGGCAATCCACCTATGGCACGCCGGACCTCGCCGCCGCCTCCATTCGCACCTTGCGCGCGTCGTTGAAGGGCAAGAGCGTCAACCTCCAAGCCATAGTCGGCGCCACCACCTTGACCTTTGCGAACGCCGTCTGCATCGCGAGCGATCACGACCAGCGCGGGGCCGCCTGCACCCACCAACTCGATTTCCAAACCAACGACGTATCATGAAAACCCCATCCATGAACATCTGTGAAAATCTGTGGCTAAAAAGTTTTTTGCTTGCTCTGTGCCTCTGTGCCTCTGTGGTTAAATCGCAGACCCCAGTCTTATTCAGCATGCAAAGCCTCACCGGCGCCACCGCCAACTGGCCGATCCTGGTCCAGCCGGACAACAACTGGCAAACGCCGCTTTGGTACGGCACCAACCTCGTGCCCACCGCCCCGTTTACCATCCAACCCATCGGCGGCCAGGTGGTCACCAATTTGATGCCCTGGGGCTACACCATCACCGTCCAGGGTTGGCCGCGCTCGGTCCACATTGTGGTGCCCGCCGGTACCAACACGCTGAACGCGGTGAGCCTGATCAACACGAACCAATTCTCGCCGCTGCAACTCTTCGGCCCATTCCTTGGCCTCCCGGCCGTGGGCAGCAACGGCGCGGCAGCCGTCATGATGCTCGGCCTTGACTCGGCGGGCCACGTCTCCAGCAACGCCGTCCCCACCGGCGGCGGCGGCTCCAGCCAGTACAGCAACGGCACGAACCTCATCACCGGCTCCACGCTGCAATACAGCGGCGGCTACCCGCTCACCGATATTTACGGGGATCTGTTCGCCAGCAACACCATCTACGCTCCAATGATTCAGTCCCCGTGGATTGGCGGAAATTATGGATTGTGGCTCTCGGACTCCTCCGGCGGCAGCGTGATCAATTTTGGCGGCAATCAGTCCATGGGCGGCAGCGATTCCGAATTTGCTTGGTATTGCACCGCGCTTGTCAGCGGCCCCCCCAGCGCGACATTGAGCGAGCAAAATTTTGCCGTTCAGGGCAACATCTCTGTGGGTACGAGCAATGGGCCGGGCTATGCGTTTTTTGGCAACGGACGCGGGCTAACCAATGTCCCCACAGCCACCAACGCCCAATATTCCGTCACCGCATCAAATTTAGTCTATTCCACCTCTGGCACATCTTGGTCAACCCAGCCTAGCGCAATGACCAATGCGTTTCAGATCACCGGCGCGACGTATGCGCCTTATGTAAACAATCTCATCCTCACCTATTCGCAGTCCCTGTCCACCGGGGCGGAATTTGTGTGGACGAACACCGCCACCAACGGGCTCGAAATTTACGTGACATGGAATGATCCGAGCTGGGGCCCGTCCTGGATCGTGGCCACCAACCTGCCCGATTCACTCCACGCGGCGCTATTCATGATCTCGCCGTCCATATCCAACTATGGCGTGACCACCAACTCCCCGGTGGGTTGCCACCTCTGGGACAATCCGGGCGTGCTCGGAATGTTGACCAGCGGCACAGTGCTGGGACTGCTGCCGAGCCTCTACACGGGAGGTGTTGGTGCATACAACGTGGTCGCCACCAATGTCGTCGCAGGCTCAGGCACTTTCGGAGCCATTGCCGGCAACGCCGGCGGCCTGACGAACCTCCAGACCACGTCGCTGGTCGGCACGATCAACGGCACCATCCTCGTCGGCAGCATCACCAATCTCATTGGCGGCAACGCCGCCGGCCTGACCAATGCCACCCCGCTGGCAGCCCTCGGCCCCAACTCGCTGCCGGGAAGCAATACGGTGGCGCAAATGATCTCAAGCCTCGCGCCCTCGCCGGCGTTTCCGGCCCCGGTGACAATCTACCAGAACGGCACCAATTGCATCATCAACCTCCAAGCTTACACCAACACCTATCCGCTCACCCTGCGCTTGTTCAGCACCAACAATGTGAATTTGCTCTGGGTCACCAATGCCGCCGACGGAAAACAATTTATTGTGGACATCTGGCAGGGCCAATCCCCGACGAACAGCATAACCTTCGGCACCACCAAACAGCCCGGCACAGCCATGTTCATCACCAATGGATGGCAATATGGTTTTCCGCTGCCCACCAACTCCCCGGCGTCGCATCTAAAAATCGGCGTCTCCATAGACAATGGCACCAACGCCACCATCATCGGGGTCGTGGCCGTACCCATGTAAAAATCATGAAACTAAAATTATCCATCCTCGTGCTCGCGCTCGGCGGCCACACAGTGTTCGCCCAAATGGTCATTCAGCTGGGTCAGCCCGTGTACGCCAATTACCTGGCGGCCAACGCGGCGCTGACCAATGTATCGGTCACCGGCGGCATCACCCTGTCACCCGCCACCGGGTCCATGCCCACCAGCACCAACGCCGCCTACCTCTCAACCGTCACGGATGCGGCTGGTACCCTCGAAGTGGTCACCAAAGACGGCGCGGGCACCATCCACCAATTTTCGGAACACAACATGGACGCCCCCAGTTCGATCATAGATACCAACGACCCCTTCCCGAATATCAGCATGGAGCGGAATGATTATTTCGGGATTGTCCGGTGGATCAATCGCAGCCGGGAGGCCATGATTGTCAACCTGGTGTTGCAAGTGGAAGCGAACTCGTACGAAAGCTGGATCGCCATCCACTCCGCCACCAACTTGCTGATCTTGCAGAATCAAGCCTGGACCACCAACGACTTGGTCAACTATGAACACTCGCCGATGGCCGCAGCCTGGTTCCGAGCGGACACCAACTTCATCACCCTGCAAGCCTCTAGCATGGTGGTCACCACCAACGAGACGTACGCTCAATACAACGCCCGCCTGGGCCTCACGACCAATTCGCCGGGCTACCTGCGCACCAATTCCTGGAGCGCCGATACGGGCGGCCAAGGCATGCCGCTCTGGATGCAACAGCGCGGCGCCATCCCCTAACCCAATCGCAATATGCTCGCAATCATTCTCGCGCAGGAAACTCCTAACGGCCTGATCATGCTCATGGGCATGATCGGGTTCAGCACTTACGGCGCATCCAAATGGGGGCTGCGTCTCTTGCCGGTGATGCGGTCGCCTGAGTGGTCCCGCCGCCTCGGCCTCATCGCCTTGCTGCTCGGCATTGCCGCCTTCGTTGCCGCCGCGATCTTTCGCGAAACGTGCCTGCGCAACCACGGATTGATTTACATCGCGCGCTACCACTACGTGCCCCCGCGCGCCTTCATGATCATCACCTGTGCGCTGATTGCGGTCGGCTTCTTCTTCGTCGTCAAGTTTGCCCTCCGGCTATTGCCAGAATCCCCGGCCTGGTCCAGTCGCGTCCGGCGCGTGGCCCTGATTCTCTCCGTCGCCTGCTTCTGCGGCCTTGAGACCCGCCATTACCAATGGCGGCATCACGGCGGCGCCATTCACTTCGTGCAATATCACCAAGTCCATGGGCCGATCGCCACGCCCAGCGTCACGCGGGACGCCTTTGGGATGTATCGGGTTTACACCAATAATCCCACTTTGGGGCTGCTCGACCGTCCTGTGTTAAGTCGGCCCGCCAAACATTGATCTATGGGTGATCAAGACTTCAAGCTCATCATCACCGGCGACGCCACCAGCGCCGTCGCCGCCACCCAGCAAGCCGGTGATGGCCTGAAGAAAATCAAAATTGATTGCTCCGATCTCGGCGATGGCTCCAAAAAACTCTTAGGCATCTCCCAGACCACCAACGAGGAACTGAAGAAAACCCCGCCCGAAGCCGCCAGCAAAGGCTTCAAAGGTTTGAGCCTGAAAGGCCGCGAAATGCGCGAGGTCTTCGCCAAGCTCAACGAAATCATCCCCGGTTTGGGCCTGGCCATTCGCGGTATCGGCGAGACCGCCGAAGCCGCCGCCGCCAAAACCGCCGCCGCCGAAGGCGAAGTCGCCGCCGCCAATGAGGGACTCATCGCCAGCGCCGGCCCGCTGATCGTGGTGGTCCTCGCCCTGCAAGCCGCCATGGAAGCATGGAATGCCTACAGCGAGGGCGTCAAAGCCGCCACGGAAGCCGCCACGGAAGCCACCAAAAAGCTCCGCGACACCATGCACGAAGCCTTTGCCGAGTTGGACGAGTTCAACAAGGCCATGGCCAAAGCCTCTGAGCCTAGCGACAAATATTCTGTCAGCCTCGAACGTCAACAAGCCGTCTTCGAAGCCCAGATCAAATCCCGACGCGAACTGCTCAAGCTCAACGAGGCCGAAGAAATGGCCCGCGCGCAGACGCCCGAGCAAAAAGAGGCCATCAGGCAGCGCTATGAGAACGCCGAATCCGGCCTGCAGGGCCAGGAGGAATCCGGCAAGAACAATCTGGAGCAGCAGGAATTGGAGCAGATGAAAGCCGACATGGCCACGCTCCAAGAACAGCGCGACGCCGCCGAAAAGGACAAAGCCGACAAAGCCGGCCGTGGCGACGTGGACGACGTGGATCGCGCCAATAAATATCTCGGCGCCCTGGATGAGAAGATCGAAGAACTCCAGCGCAAGATCACCAATGCCGGCGAAAAGGTCGGCACCGCGCAGGCCGTGCAAAGTGTGGACGATCAAAGCCGCACCGTGACCGGCGCCGTGCGCAATTCCAATTATGCGCTGGATGCCGCCGCGCACGCCGCCACGGTAGCAGACCTATCCAAAGCACTGGAAGACGGGGTGTCAGCGCAGCAGGGCATCGTGGCCGCCGCTCAGTCCATCCCCGCATCCCAGGAAGCATACCATGCCGAAATCCTGCGCCAATTTCTGATGCAGCGCGACACCAATCTCCGCCTCGCCGCCCAATTGCGCCAAATCCAGTTCAACACCAAATGAGCCATGGAAACCATCGCCTATACCATTGCCGGCGCCACCACGGAAGTTTCCCTGGGGGCGCTCGGCGTCGGCGTCTCTTTCCACGTAAAGTTTGGCACCCACGGCGAAAGCAAAATCACGTTGCCATTGGCCGCGATTCCTCCCGAGACCGCCGTCGCCATCCCTTTCGAATGCCCCTGCATCATTTACACCGGCCGCACCGGCGGACCCGGCACATGGTCCGGCGGCACGCCATTGTTCCAGGGCCGGCGCACCGACAATAGCGGCCGATCATGGGAATCGGGGGCAGCACAAGAGCTAATCATTGAGGACGCCTGGTACGATTTGAGGTTTTTGACCATGCAGGCCGCCTGGGAAAACATCACCGGGTTCAGCGGTACAACCCCCGCGTATGGCAGCCCCAACACCTGGCCCGACTGCGTATTGTTCCAGGCCAGCCCCCAAGGCCAGCTCCAGCCCAATGGCACATTCGCCGCCTATGCCCCCGCGCCGGCCTATGGCCACATCACCACGGGCCAGGCCATCCAGGAAATGCTCGCCTATGCCATTTCCATCGGCGGCGTCAACCTCCGGATCGGCCAGATTGACCCGGCGATTTACGTGCCATTTTATCCCGTGCGCGCGATGAGGATTGCCGACTGCATCAAAATCGCCCTCCGCGCGCATACGGACTGCGCGTGCGAGATTGACCACACCACCACGCCGCCCACATTTAACGTGCGCAAACTGGCTAACTTGGTGCCCATTACGCTGCCGTACAAGTCCACCATCGGCAATCAGATCCACCTGACCAGCGATGTGCGTCCGCGGCCGGATTTGATCCCCAGCCGGGTGGGCATCTATATCAAGTCCACCGCCACGGTCAGCGGCACCCCGGTGGTGAGCATTGGCACCGACATTTACCCGGCCGCCGCCGCCACCGGTCTGCGCAGTTTGGACGTCTCGGTGGACATGACCGGTTCCAAACTCGCCAAGACCAGCGCGTCGCTCAGCACGGCCGCGTTCAATCCCACGAATCTGAGTTGGTGGGCGCAAAAGGTTCCCGCGCTGCAATCCCAGGCGTATGGAGGTCAAATTCCCAACAGCGGCGGCGGCGCGCTCGCGCTTCTGGACAGCACCATCAACGGTGGCACCAGCGGCCATCCCAAGGGCATTCAGGTCGTGGACGACAACGGCAACCCTGTCAACCTCTCCATCTATGCCTATGAATTATTGACCGGCACTCCATGTTCCTGGATGCAATCCACTGGCGGCGGCGCCGTCACATGGATTGAGGCCAACGTCATCGCATTTTTCGCGTATAACAAAGTCACCACAGCCGGCAGTGCCAGCATGACCGACAAAATCGGCGAGCACATGCACACATGCAGGGTGAAGCTGATCAACACCGCGTCTGCCACCTTTTCCCTTTCCCAGATCCTTGCCACCGGCGAGACCTATCCCGCCGGCCTCGCGCAGGCCATCTATACGGCGTTGCAACCGCTCCAGTACAATTTCACCCACACCATTCAGGAAACGCCGTTTGCCACCGTCGTAAAGCCCGGCAAACACTGCTTGAATCTAGTTGGCGGCGCCGTCGCCTGGGAAACCATGGCCGCCATGGTTCAGGCCGTGGAAATGGATATCACATTCTCGCCAGGCACCGGTCAGGTGACCGCCAAGACCACCGTCAAATGCGGCCCCGTCGAGCACCTTGAGGCTGGTGAATTGGTTCAGATCCTAAACCTCTTCACCAATCGCGATCTCTCGAAAATCAACCCCAGCGAGCGCTCCGGCGGCTACGATCAGAGCGGCGGCGTGACCACTCTTGGCAGCGACAGCCCCAAAGAAAACAGCGTGCCGGCCGATGCCGTCCACGCCATCAAAAACTTTACGGCCACCGACGCCACGCAGGGCACGCTAACGAACATCCTGGTGAACGATGCCACGCAAGGCCAGATCACGCGCCTTCAACAATACAGCGGCGCCACGATCCAGACCGGCATCATCGCCCCCGTCTATAGCGCCTCCGGCGCGCCCAGCTCCAGCACCTTGCCGGCCAATTCCTACTACCGCGTCGGCGACCAGTACGTGGACACCAGCGCCAACGCCCTCTACCGCTGCACCACGGCCGGCACCTACAACGTCGGCCACACCGGCGGCAGCGCCTGGATACAGCTCGGCGGCGGCAGCGTCCAACAGTTTAAATTGGCCGCCAACGGCGGCGTGATAGATGCCGGCGATTACTGGTGGGCGCAATCATGGGATGGCACCACCCAGGGCAGCACGTATGTGAAGATCGCCAAGCCCTACAAGATCCGCGCCGGCACTGGCGGCATCGGCAGCGAAACCATCGCCGGTGTGACGCATACCTACACCTACACTTACGATGGCGGCAATGCCTGGTATTATCGCACCGACGCCGGCAGCGATAGCAGCAACTACACCGCCTACATAATGCCGCCCGCGCTCTCCGGCGACATCATTTACGTCCTAGCATTCGCCACTACCGGCCCCAGCAGTTTGAGCGGTGTCACAATGATTGACCTGAACCTGGACCGACGCGGCTGGGCCACGCAGACATAGCGACGAACCGGCGTTTGCCGCCATCTAAGAATATGAGTTTAACAGATTTGCCCATCCCCCTCGGGAAGCCCGATTTCAGCCACCACGGCTCCGGCGAATGGTGTGATTTGCTCTCGCAATCCCTGTCTCAATTTGTCATGGGAGTGGCAGCGCTCCCATTGTGCGGATACGGCAAGTTTACATCCATGACTCTGGGGGCCGGCAATCCCGTCACCAGTCCCAGCCAGACCCCGCCGTCCGCCGGCACACTCAACCCCAATTGGTTCACCGAACAACCCGGCCAGCTATGGCCCCAGGTATATCAGACCATCACCGAAAGCTGGAACGCGGGAGCCTACAAGATCGTCACCACTTTCAACCAATATTGCGACACCGGTTTCAGTAGCGTCGTCACCGGCAGCGGCGTGGACGACGGTGGCGGGTATACAATCACCTCTTGGACCGACACCACCCTAACGCTGCAATACACCTCCAGCGACGGCCATAGCCACGGCGTCTATACCGCCACGCTCAGCAATCAATTCAACGCCAGCACTGGCTGGGCCGCGTTGGTAAGCCAGGCCAACACCCTGGTGAGCGGGATAACGCTCCCCGCGCTGCCGGCTTCTGGTGGCCGAACCATCCTGGTTTCCCCCGTCAGCACCGGCGGCGTTTACACCTTTGATTCGAACTCTACGCCGGCGCTGACTCTTCCACCCGGCACCGACCCCGACACCAACATTGGAGGCGTGCGCTATGGCATGGTGTGCGCATGCGCCAATGGCGTCGGTTTTTATGCCGCAGGGTACGGCTTGGGTGGCAGCGGAATTCCCAACTTCTGCACACCATTTATTTTGGTCCCATTAGGCACCACAATTGCCGACTACCCCGGCAATCATTCTGGACTGGTATTCCCCGCCAACTGCGGCTACATCGTCAGCGCCAAATCCAACTGGCTGATCAGCGGCAAAGTTGCCTTCGCCAACGCGGCTTTCCCGACCATAAACCACAATGAAATCTACGCTCAGGCGATGACCTTCAGCAGCGGCGCGCCCAGTTTCGGCAGCGTCATCTCCCCCGGCAGTTTCACCACCGCCAACCACGTCACCGGCAACGGCACCACCTACCCTGATCCGTTCACCTTTTTCAAAGCGCAAGTGTCTTTCCTGGCCAGCGACTTTGCCACCAACACCGGCGGCACATACGGGATGCTGGGATTCTACGGAACAGCCTGGTGAAGCCTATTCCAGCAAAAAAGCCTCGCAAGAGGCTTAAACCGTCCGCTATTGGACCATTCACCGCCCAATCAAAATCGTTCCTGGGGAAAATGGTGCATTCGTGGTGGATTTTGGGGCCATTAATCACCCGCTAATCGCCGATTAACGCCCTATGGCGCACAGGTCAATTTTGGTCGTTTTTACCCCCGAGCTTCTGAAACCTTTTCCATTCCTTCTGAAACCGCGCGCGCTTTTACCAAGACGCCGGGTGCGTTTCTCCCTCTCCGCGTCGGCGGAGTCTGCGAAGCCGATGGGGAGAGGGCCGGGGTGAGGTGTGCGTTCCACCATCTCCGGGGTTTATGGAGAAGGCCGGTTTCCTCGCCTGCGGGAGCGGGTGGCCACAGGCCAAGTGAGGGCACTAGGCGCATAATTTCTTGACCGTCGGCGGCGGATGCGCAACGCTCAGACCCAGTTAGCGATGCTCTTTCCGCCGCCCAAATCCCCGAGTGCCTTGCCGCGAGTGGTCGTCACTGGCGCGGGCGTGGTCACCGCCTTGGGCTCGGGCTGGCCAGTCAATGCCGCCGGATTCCGCGCCGGCCGCCGGGCTTTTCGGCCAGTTTCTCTATTTGATGTCAGCCGCCAGCGGGTCAAAACGGCTGCGGAAGTGGATTTGCCGGAGGCCTTTCCGGCCAGCCGGTTGACGCCGCGCCAGTTGGGGCGGCTGGATCGGGCCGGCAAAATGCTCGTGCTGGCGGCGCTGGAAGCGTGGCAACAAGCCGCGCCGGCGGATGCCGAAAACGTACCGCTGGTGCTGGGCACTACCGCCGGCGGCATGGTCCACGGCGAAGCCTATTATCGTCAGGCCATTCAGACACCCACCCGCCACCGCCAACAGGCCACCCGGGCTGTGTTCTACCAGCCCCCGGTCCAGGGGCGCATGGTTTGCGAAGCGCTGGGCTGCCAGGGCCCCGTTACCATCATCTCCAACGCCTGCGCTTCCGGGGCCAATGCCATCGGCCACGCGTGGGATTTGATTCGCGGCGGCCACGCCGAACACGCGCTGGCCGGAGGTTATGACGCGCTGGGCGAGCTTGTTTTCTCGGGCTTCGATTCCCTCCAGGCGCTTTCCCCCACCGTCTGCCGACCCTTTGATGCCCGGCGCGACGGCTTGGCGCTGGGCGAGGGTGCGGCGATGCTGCACTTGGAAACCCTCGAAAGTGCCCGGCGGCGCGGCGCTGAAATCCTAGCGGAGGTGTGCGGATACAGCTCTTCGATTGACCAGCATCATCTCACCCAGCCGCATCCCGAAGGCAACACCACCTTGGCCGTGATGACCGAAGCCTGTGCCCGCGCCGGCCTGTCGCCCGGGGAGATTGACTATATCAACGCCCACGGCACCGGCACGGTGTTAAACGACAGTTCGGAAGCGCTGGCCATCAACGCTTGGGCCGGCGGGCGGGCCGC